AACGGTACGTCTTGCTTTCTGGGCAACAAAAAGCCCCAAGGTGGAATCAGCACCAAGGGGCTTTCTATGGATGACCCAATCATCAACTGATCGGAAAATAGACTGCCTTTAGCTCTGATTCAGCTACCTGACCAAAGAATACTATCACACTTTCTTTGTCAAGCATTCCGGCAAACTATTTTATGGGGACAATTACTTACTCCCTGTCCGCATCATTGTCATCCTCCCATGATTTCCAGAAGCTATTGAAACTGCAATAGAAAATGATTGGCAAGATGATGCCAACGGCTATTGCGATGGAGAACACTATCGCTATTGTTTTTATGTGTTGCATATTATATTTGATATTATATCTCGTTTTTGGGCTTTAAGCTATCATAAATTAGTGGTTAGCTGTGCCATTAAACCGCCATTCCTTGCGTTTTAAGGCGATTTGACGGCTTGTAAGGGTAAAGACTGCCACTTGCTGAAAAAAGCACGGTTAAACCTGCTTGCTGAAGGGTTGAAGGCTCAAAGCGAGGCTCCGCCTACGCCCAGCGAGAGGCAGCATAAACTTGTAGTCGCCCTCGACGTGCGCCAGCATGGCATCCACAATGCGGCCATGAGGTACGCCGAATTGAATACGCCAGGCATCCATCTTCTTCTTAGTCGTGGCAGAGATGACAATGGGAGGAATCCTCACTCGCTTGCCATCTGGTTGTAGTGTGCGTGCCATAATTATTCATGCCAGCCAAGCTCCATCGCATCTTGTTGGCTCTGTGCAGCTTCACGCACTCGCCAGTTGGTGCTGTTGGCATACTTGGTGAAGATGTCGCCGCCAATAGCCTTGGCTGCGGCCTTCTCTAAACGCTTGTCTGCCTCTGCTGGGATGAAGTTCTCTACGGAGTAAACCTCACCATCCACGAATGACGTATGCGTGTTGGCCTTGTAGTCTGATAGGTAGTTGGAGCCAAGCGCATTGAGTAGCTGTGGAGTTGTAGCAAATGCCCAGCCATCTGCAATCCTGCCCACCTTGAGCTGTGCCTTGTCGTCTCGCACAACATCGAGCACAGTCTTGCCCCTAATGCGCTGGATGATGGCAAACGCATAGTAGCCTGAGATGTCACGGGCCACAGCATCAATGCCATCTGCCTTCCATGCGTGCAGCAACAGCTCGGAGTCGCAAGTCGATTCCGTATTATGGAAACGCTTAGACGACACGATGCCGTTGTGCACCAGCGCAGAGTTGTTGCCCAGCATAGGATGGGTGTTGGCCACATTGACGCCACACGTTGCCGTGCGGCCATGAATGATGAGCGCGCCACCATCGCTCTTGAGCCCATTACCCTCTGAGAATGCAGCACAGAATGCTGGCAAGTCAGGAAGCAATGATGCCTGTGAACTCTTGACGTATCCAATCTTTCCATTCGGGCTAACCCACGCTGCACCGAATCCGTCTCTCTCTGTCTTGGACATTTCTGTCCAAGCATTGACAATGATAGTACCAAGTTTGGTGCTGTCATGCTTAGTAACGATTGCTAATTTACACATATGTTTGTTTGTTTTGTACTTCCAACCGAGGAAGACATGACAGCCCCCAATTGCTTAGGGGCTGGATGACTCACTCGTTCTCTGCGTTTGGCGTAGTGCTGTTATACTGAGCAGGATTGAGTTGAGCATGGCGTTTAAGCCAATAGCTCCGCTCATACTCAGTCAACGGCAACTGCGACAATGCAGCAACTCCTTGTGCTCCCGCCTTGGGCTTGGTATTGAGCACAAACAGTAGCTCCACTAGACGAATCCACGCAATGATTTTCGTATAATCCACGGTGCCGCTGTGCAAGCGTATTTCCAGCGTCTTATACTTGCGGAACGCTGTGAAGTTGACGGCTCGATAGCGATTGGTCTCAGAGAAACTAAGCGCAGCGTAGTCATTGTTGTTGCGCCGACTCTCTGGCACGAACTCCTTGAGTGCAATGAGCCATGCAGTCATACGCTTGGCAATAGCGCGAACATCGGCCTCCACACGCCCACGACAATCGAGATGGACATGAAGCCCACACGATGTGTTCACCTTGTGGTCTGATATGAGCGAACAGAAACGATGGAGTCGCATTTCTAACTCGCTGCGCTTGAGAAGTATTTTATACTCCACAGGCTGCGTGTTGGGAAAAGAGCGTATGCTTCCATCACCAGTTTCGCGGCTCCATACTGGCAGCTCTATTTTCCTACCATCTGGACGGCAACACTCAATCTCCACGCCAATCGCTCTGTCATAGCGAAAGGTTTGGGGAATGAGCGGTTGGTTTTTGATGCGCTCAAGGAGTCCATTTTTGACTAGCCTATCGCCGTTAGCACGTTGGCAACGACGGCGAAGCTCCAGCATATCAATGCGTTTTTGATTGGAACGATAGCGCATTGTGTCCAGAAGACACGTTTTTATGCTGTCTTCGCATTCGCCGTTTTGTCTGGCGCGTATTGCGAAGTGTTTTGCCCACTGTCTCTGGGTATACTCGTCGATGAAGCTAAACCTCGGCAACGAGTAACGCTTTCCATTCATGAAACCACGGGTGCCTATGCTTTGACAGGCTCCCTCGGCATACTCTGGCATTTCTATATTACTTCTCATTTTTATTTGTATCTATGTTGAGACGACTGGCCTCGTCAGTTGTGGAAACTACCACAAGACAACGCTTTAGTGCGTTGTTTCGGCCTTACTTAATTGCTCGATGCTTTGAATGGATTTTTTGCAATTGCAACGATTAAATCATCTACATATTCTTCGTCATTTGAATTACTATCTATGCTGTCCCGCACTTCGTCGAAATAAATGCATTCAGGCGAGTCATCAAAATTATCAGGATGGTCTGTATCCCATTGGTAACCGCCCCAAGAAAAGTTTGGCTCCCAATGGAAATTTATGGTAAATCGGCCTATTGTTATTACTTTGCATTCTTCATCAATTTCTGCTTTAATTTTTTCTAATGTTTCAACGACTTTACGCGCCGAGACAAGTGCTTGTAGGATTTCCGCATAGTCTGCATACATTTTTTGTTTTTGTTCATAACTATTCATAATTTTGCCTTAATTTTATTCCAATATTTTTGCGTTGTTTGTTTATTTGGGCCAGTTGGCCCACCATTCCAGACCTTTGCTCTCACTTCGTCGGTTATGGGCATTCCATAGCGTTTGCCGTAGTGCGTTGTGTAAACGTCGAACATTTGTTTAGACTTGTCAAAAGAAAACCTGTCGTCCATGCGGAAGACAGGCTTGCCGAGAATGCGATTGCAGTCTCGCACTGTGATGGCCCACGTTTGCGCTGGCCCAACTGCTTTGCCATTGTCACCAATTGCAAGACAGTTGCCGCCGCTTTCGACCGCTACAATCGCAGCGAACAATATTGTTGAGAGCATTTTAGTTGAGCTTGGCGAGCATGGCCTCAATCTTAGCCTTCTCTTTCAACAGCTTGGCGCGTTCGTCTTGTGTTCCACGAAGAGTGAGCGTAACAACGGGAACGCCATTTTTCAGCGTGCGACGTTTCTCGCCCACTAGGGTGAGTCCTTCATGCTCGATGAGCGTGCCAATTTGCGACGGAGTCAGTTGCATGAGCCGTGCTTTCTTTTCAGCGCGGAACTGTTTAATTTCAGCGCGGTGAGTTTCCATCATCTCTTTGGAGAAAGAGTTAGTGGTGTTTACAATCTGTTCGATTTCGTTGTTGTAGGTTGCGAGTTGCATTTTGTTTGTCTTTCTATTTTGTGGATTTTGGCCGTCGCGACGTGCGACGTTACACCCTTGCGCTGCGATGAAGCAATCCACTTGCAAGGGAATACAAGGCGAGCCTTACGGTCTTTGACGGAACCACCCATGCTCGCCTCGCTTTGTGTCTTTGCGCTTGTCACGTTCACTCGACACAAGTGAACCGCGCGCCCCTCGGCTTTCCTGAGTTGCAATCCACCTTGCAATGGCTCCCTAGACAGGATGGGCTCATGCTCGTCATCCTGCTTGCTCGCGGCCACCTCTCGGCACCGCGCTAGCTCTTCGCCTTGCTACTTCGTGTGATTGCTTTGCGGGTCTTCGCGCCTTTGCGCTCGCCGCTTTCCTCGTGTGCTGAACTGTCAAAGAACTACCGACGCCACCCATCATGTGTATACCTCTTTAGATTTCAATCACCATTTTTTCAAATCGGGATTCGCGCCATATCAATCAACACTTTACGACATAAAACAGTTTTACCGGACTGTCAGATTTACTAGGGGAAACGCTAAGGGAAACGCACGGGGAAAGGAAACAGACGGACGCAATCGGACTGTCAGATGTTCCACGTGGAACAATGCATTTTCCCTTTTCGCGAAAACGGAAAACAGGCACGTCGAATGCATTTGCCTCTCCCCTTGAAAATGCCTTCACGCGATGCCCACCAATACCCAGACACGCCCGCACGCCCGTATTAACGCCCGTATTGACGTACCCGCGCGTAGATAGGCACGCACGCCCGCGCTAATGCGCCCGCGCCCGCCCGCATACGCACGTCCGCACGCCCGCGCGCGTACCTAGGGGGGGAGGGGATTCGTTTGCGTGGGGTGTGGCTGACTGTTAATTGGTTAGAATCGACCGTTTAAAAATTATTCTAAATGGGGGCTCCAGTCTCATTTCAATTTGCTTCTGGTTGGAACTGTTACCAAAGCGTGCCACTTGTTAGGAAGTGTAAAGGAAACGCCACTTTTCCATCTATGTTTAAGAAACATGTACAACTATGTTATTGGCTTCATTACCAGAAATAGCTTGACAAGTGTTTGTTTTCCCCCTCACACTCCCCCTTTCTTTTACAAGTTTCTTTTAATTTTTAGTTAAACAATAGCAAATGTCTGAAGAGCAAGAGAGCACGATTTTTCTTACTTCCATAGTGGAAGCGGATAGTCGTACCTTGGAAGCGCGAGAGCCAACTAAGGCTATGCTGTGTTTAGAGCTTCTGGCGGATGGGAGTACATGGCAGGAAGTGGCGGATAGCACGGGTTGGAGCTTCAATCAAATAAGCTCGGTGAAGTCTAGGCATGAGCTTGCCATTGACATTAGGAAGAAGCAACTTGCAGCTGATGGCTTTGAGATGGCTGAGGGCATTAGGCTTCTGATGAAACAGAAAATGGCTATGCTGGCAGACAATCCAGATGCCTTGGCTAAGGTGAACGTCAAAGACTTGGCCCTGTCCTACGGTATAGCCGTGGATAAAGGTATGCAAGCCTTAGGGGAGAACAAGATGGTCATTGAGCATAAAGCGGGTAAGCCCAGCCTAGAGGATGCTATGAAAGCCATTGAGGATGCTAGAGCCGCGCTTCAGAAGGAAGCCATAGAAGTATGAAAATTAAGTTAACATCGTTCATTAAAAGCCCAATTGTTATTGATGATGAGTTTGTTGTTGTTGCGCTAACTCCCCGTGGTTGCATAAACACATTAAGAAATTTCATCATCAAAGATGGCCGCAAAGTAAAAAACGCTTGGTACAATCGTTATACCGATGGCAATAACTATCGCGCCAATCTTTTAATTAAATGGGAAAGCGTATGATTTGGAAGAAGCATCCCATATTAGTCCCTCCCACGAACGAGGAGATGGCACGGATGAAGCCTGAGGCTTTAGCCAATCTGTTCGACATCTACCATCAGGCCATTGAGAATAGTCAGCGTGATCCTTACAGGTATGGCTTTAAGCTGCCTCATTGGAAGAAGGCAGAGGAATTGCTAGGGGAGTTCAACGAATTACTTGTAAGCGGCGGCAATCGGTCTTCTAAGACAACATGGGCGGCTACGGCTGTGGTGAAGGCTGCGATGGAGAATCCGGGTAGTGTCATCATGTGCTTTGCCCAGAATGCGGATGTGTCCATACGTCAGCAGCAGAGTGCCATCTATGATGCCTTGCCAGAAGAACTGCGTAAGAAAACTCTAAGCGCAGAAGAGAACATCAGCTACACTCGTAAGAACGGATTCTCTAAAAGTAGTTTAATATTACCAGTCACTCGTAGCCACATCATATTCAAAACTTATGCACAGTTCCTCAACAACGACACCATCTTGGAAGGCGCAGAGCTGGGCAGCCGTGAACCTGTTTGGCTTAACATCGGCGCTTGGTGTGATGAGTATCTTATTGGCCCTGAGCTCCTCACTACTCTTAGGTTTCGTCTTGCTACAAGAAACGCTAAAATTATTGTTACGTTTACTCCCATTGACGGTTATACGGAAGTTGTACGAGACTATCTTGAGAAAGCACGAACAGTTGAAACTAAAGTTGCAGAACTTCTGAATGACAGGCCCGTTCCGTTTGTTCAGCACTCGGCAAATAGGAATAGCGGCATCATCTATTTCCATTCTAAGGACAATCCGTTTGGTGGATATGAGCGCATTGCTCAAGACTTGAAGGGAAGAGCCGAAGAGGAAATCCTTACACGCGCCTACGGTATTCCTACCAAGAGTGCGTCCACTCGGTTCCCTTTGTTCTCCCGTGAGGTGAATGTCATCCCGCATGACAAGATTCCTGCCGATCTAACACGCTACATGATTCTCGACCCCGCTGGGCGCAAGAACTGGTTTATGTGCTGGATTGGGGTGGATGCTGATGAAACCTACTACGTCTATCGTGAATGGCCTGACGTTAATGTGGGAGATTGGGCCAAGTGGCATGGCGGTAAGTGGATTGGAGGCGAAGGTAGCAAGGGACTTGGCTATGGCATTAAGGACTACGTTGATTTGATTGTCGGCCTAGAGGAAGACAACAGTGAGGAAATCTTGGACAGGCTCATTGACCCACGTTTGGGTGCAGCCAAGTATCAGTCGCAGAATGGGGCGAGCTCCATTATCGAAGACTTGGCAGACAATGGGCTTACGTTCAATCCAGCTCCCGGCCTAGACATCGAGGATGGCATACAAGCCATTCAAACCAAGATGGCTTACAATCGTAAGACCAAGATTGATGGCATCAACCATCCACGGTTCTATGTCTCGGATAGGTGCGAGAACATCATCACAGCTTTACAGGAATACACAGGCGATGGCGGAAGCGACGAAGCGTGGAAAGACCCTGTGGACGTAATACGTTATGCCTGCATTGACGGCATACGTTGGGTAGACAAGACGATACAACAATCAAAACGAAAGGGCGGATACTAATGTCTAAAGTAAAAATCATCGCGCTGGCTGATGAGCTGGGCAAGACAGTCAACGAGTTGCTTAAAATCAAGTCGTCTAAACTAACGGAGGGCTTGCACTACTCTGGTTATGGCAAGAACACCTATCTCACCGAGGAAGGAGTGGAGATCATCAAGCTGTCGTTTGACGTTCCCCTTGCTGTTCCAGACAAGATTAGGGCGTTAGTTCTTATGGAAGCTCGTAACCCGCGCTGGGTTTACGCCAAGCTGGAAGGACATGACGGCAAGGTGCCCGTTGCAATCCCTCGCAAGCTCCGTGGTAAACTGTTGGGCAAACGCATCAATGTTGACGCAATTACAGACGCATCCGGTGGAACTACCTATCGCCATGAAATGCTTGGAGTCTGATATTACATTAGACCCCAAGTGGCAGGACGAACAGGTAGATCGTCTATTGGGTTTTGAAATTCTGCAACGAATGCTTCATGCTGAGTACCAACCAATTGAAGCGGCTGTCCTAGCCGACAAAGTTGCCATTGATAAAGGCGCAGCCTATCGCATCATTCGCTCTATCGAGCAAAATCTAAATGGAAACTGATAATCAAGAAGCACTTATTTACGTTCAGGATTCGCCAAATGTATTGGCGCTTCGTGATGCGTATGAACGGACAACCACCGACCTCAACTTCTACTTCAATCAATGCGCTGATGCGTATGATAATCGTCGTAATTTGTGGTCTGGAAAGTCTGACGACTTACGCAAGAATGGCAGTGATGCCTTCCCGTGGAAAGGTGCTTCCGATCAGGAGGCCCATGTAATTGATGAGCGTATCAATCGCTATGTGGCGATGTTCATTTCTTCGCTCAATCGCGCTAACATCCGTGCCTACCCCGTAGAATCGGGCGACATTGGCCGGGCTCGCGTCACTAGCGCATTCCTCAAGTGGATGGTGGCTAGCTACATTCCTCAGTTTAAGCGTCAGATGGAGCTGGGGGCCAACTATCTCCTTGAGCGCGGCATAATGATTACCTATGTCGGCTGGCAGAAGGAAGACCGCATCTTCAAGCAGAAGCTCACCATCGAACAGCTTCAGCAAGTTAGCCCTGATTTGGTGAAAGCCATTCTTGAAAAGCAATCTGACAGTCAACTCGTTGAACTCCTTAAGGGTCAGTTCAATGGCATGACCGATCAGAAGGCCAAACGCGCCTTGAATGACCTACGCAAGACAGGAACCGCTGAGTTTCCTATCATCCGTCGTAGCGTTGATTGCCCACTGGTTCAATGCATCGCTCCAGATGGCGATGTTCTGTTCCCTGCCTACACCACAGACCCACAGAAGGTGCCCTATTGCTTCTGGCGCGTGTTAATGAGCGCCCAACAGCTCAAGAACAAAGTTGCCACCGAAGGTTGGAATGAGAGCTGGGTTGATTATGTCATTGAGAATTGCGGCGAAGAAGGCGACCCAATTAACAACAACAGCAACAACACCAACTTCACCTACAAATCCACGACGTATGACGCGAGTGAGCTCTTTGAAGTGATTTATGGCTACCAACGTCTTGTCGATGAGGACAACGCTGAAGGCATCTACTGCACAGTTTTCCATAAAGATGTCATCAGCAAACCTGATGTTGAGGACTACGCCAAGCATGAGTTGCTTAACGGATACGAAGACTACCCATTTGTCGTAACCAAGATTAGTGAAGACAACAAACGTCTCTACGACCTCCAAAGTTTTGCTGATTTGCTCAAGGGCATTCAATGGCAGACCAAAGTGGAGCGCGATAGCCGTACAGACCGCAACTCTCTCGCCACACTTCCTTGGATTGAGCATCCAATGGGCTTCCCGCCCAGCGATATTCGTCCCGGTGGTCTTTTGCCCTATCGCCGCCAAGGGGAGATTCGTTATGGCCCAACGCCACAATACAATCCCGGCTCTGTGGAGATGGAAAACACTCTCCTCACGCAAGCCGACAAGCTCATTGGCTTGGACATTGGCAATCCTCTAGCCACAATCCAACAGCAATACTTCGTTGATAAGTTTTTGACGCACGTTAAGGACGTGCTTCGCTTGTCCTACAAGTGCTATCAGCGTTTTGGCCCAGACCAAGTGTTCTTCCGTGTTACAGGCGTGTCCGACCCACAGAAGTTCAGCAAAGGCGACCCTAACGAAAACTTCGACATCATCATCAACTACGACGTTCTGCACAACGACCCAGACAATGTGGAAACACAGCTCGGACAGTTTGTTCAACTGATGCAGCTTGATCGTAATGGCCGTATTGACGTTGATGCGTTGCTTGAAATTAGCGGCGCAGCCATCAATCCCGTCATTGCTGACGCCATCCTGCGTCCACGCGAGCAAGCCCAAGAGCAAATCGTCAAGATGGTCACAGATGACTTGTCCAAGATTTATGCTGGCATTGAAGTGGGCGCTCGTCCTAACGGTGCTCAAGTCGCTATGCAAGTCTTGCAGCAGTATTCACAGCAGCCTGACGTTATGCAGCGTTTACAACAGGACAAGGCTTTTGCGGCTCGCTTCCAGAAGTATGCCCAGCAATATCAGTTCCAAATGCAGCAAGCTCAGAACGCGCAGATTGGTCGTATTGGTACGGCTCCTGCCGAAATGGGTGGTATGCAAACTCAGAGTATGCAACAAGCCCCTACGGGCATTGCTCCCGGTTCACAACAACAGTAATTCATGGATACTAAGAAACTAGAACAGCTCTCACACAACGAAACTTTTGTTGATTTTCTTGAAGAGATTCACGGTACTCGTGAGTCTCTCATTCAGCAATTGCATGATGTGAGTGCTGATCGTATTCAGCAGATTAGTGGGCGCATTCTTCAATGCGACGAAATCCTCGTATCTGGTGGATTCAATCAAATCCAGCTTCGACGGATGGGACGATAGTGGAGCCCCCGATAGGGATTGAACCTACGACAGCCAGTTTACAAAACTGGTGCTCTACCACTGAGCTACAAGGGCACTAAGACATTTTTGCGTCTGGTCATAAAATAGCAAGGAAAATCTTTGCTATGATGGCCCTACGCAATCGCTGTGGCGTAAAGTCAGCGGAACACAATAATATGTCTAATGTCGCACCGTCCGCCGCTGGGGACGCTAAACCCACAGTGAACAATGAACAGTCTAATATCACGACGAGTCAGTATGCTATTCGTCGTTTGGGCGAGCTTAAAGCCAAGCCTGTTGCTCCTGTAACACAGAAGCAAGAGATTGACGAAGAGCCCGTACCGAAGGCCGAGCCAGAGGACAAGGAAGATTTTGAAACGCCAGACTCACAGGAAGGTGGCGAACCTCAGAATACGACCGATGCCAAAGGCAAGGAAGTTCTTTCACAATTTGACCTAACGGAACTGTCAGATGATGACATTGCCGAGCTTGCTCAAAAAGGTAAATCTGGTCTGCTTAAACGCATTGCTGAACTCACAGCCAAACGAAAAATGGCTGAAGAACGCATGGCGCAAATGGAGTCCTATCTCCAACAGCAGAGCAACAAGACCGCCCTTGAGCCAAAGGTAGAGAACAATCCCTACGAACACATCAAGACCGCTGACGAACTTGGAAAACAATCCGAGCAAGTCAACGAGGTCATTGAGTGGGCTGAGGACGTTCTCGACAAAGCTGAGACTCTTGGATATGAGGACATTGCCGCCACAGTGGATGGCAAGGAACTCACCAAGGCTGAGGTAAAAGATCATTTGCGTCGTGCTCGTAAAGCGCGAGACAAGTATCTTCCCGCCCAGCAAAAAGAGTTGAATGCTAAGGAACAGCGCAAGTCGCTACGTTCCGCCTTTGAGAACCAAGCTACAAAAGAGTTGGATTGGCTGTCTTCGCAAGAAGACAACGATGTTCGTCGCCAATACCAAGCAATGATGAGCGACCCACGCCTCAAGAATATTGAGGATGTGATGCCAGAAATTGCTCCGCAACTCCCATACCTGTTGGCACACGCTGCTAACTCGCTGTATGGCCGCAAGCTCATCAATCTCGATAAGCCGAGTCACAAGGTCAATCCGCCCGGTAGTCCAGAGTCGTCTGCCGCTCTCAATGAGCGTCCTGCGGCAAAGGGCGAAAAGGCTGTGAAGGATGCCAGAACGCGCCTTATGGACTCAGGAAGCATTAGCGACTTTGTTGCCTTCCGCACCCTCCAAAAAACCAAACGTAAGTAAACTTTTAATACCATGTCTTTTTCAGGCACATTTGATACAACTAATCCGGGCTCCGCTGTTTCTAACCGCGAAGACCTCACAGACGTTCTGACGATCCTCGCCCCTGAGGAAACGCCCGTCCTTTCGTCTGCCGCTAAATCCAAGGCGTCCGCCACCTACGTTGAGTGGACTGTGGACAGCCTTTCGAGCCCTGTCACAACGGGCGTCTCCGAAGGTGCTGACGTTACCTCGTTCACCGACAAGTTCTCTAACCGCGCTCGTCTCGGCAACTATATCCAAAAGTTCCGCCGCGACTACATGGTTAGCGATTTGCAAAACGCTGTTGACAGCGTTGGCCCAGCGAAAATTGCTCAAGCCGAAGCGAAAGCTGTCCGCGAAATCAAGCGCGACATCGAAGCGACTCTCTGCTCGTCCAATGATCGTTCCGCCGAAGACGGCGCTGGTACGCCTTACGGCCTTCGTGGCCTTGGCAACTGGATTTCCTCGTCTGGCCCAGCCGACGTTCCTTCGAGCTATCGTACCCCTGCTGGTTCGATTCAAGGTTCCGGTACGACCTTCACTGAAACCGTGTTCAACAACCTCATCACCAGCATCTTCCGCGTTACTGGCATGAGCAATGGTCTGACGCTTGTTGCCGACACCGCGCTCCGTCGCGTCATCAGCGACTTCGCTCGCACCTCCGGTAGCTCTGACTACTCGGTTCGTAAAGTGATGTACAGCGGTGGCGAAGCCTCCATCAAGCTCTCCGTTGAGCTCTATGAGAGCGACCACGGCATCGTGTCCATCGTGAACATGAATCCTGACTGCGCTCCAGACACAACGAACAAAGACACTGGCTACTTGGTTAACCCTGAGTACTACGGTGTTGCTGAACTCATTCCAACTGGCTCGACCCGTCTGCCTAACCTCGGTGGTGGCGAACGCGGCTACGTTGACTGCGCTCTCACTCTTATCGTGAAACACCCCGGTGCTCACGGCAAGATTACCGCCCTCACATAATCTGAACTAAGGAACCAATAATATGCCACAAATCACTGTAAACGAAGCCGCTTATGGCTTCACAGACATCATCACCCTCGACTACAACGACCTCATCGCTCTTGGTACTGGCAATCAAAAAGCCATTGCTACCATTCCTGCTGGTGGTGCGGTTGAGCTCGTTGGCGTTCACAAAGCTGTTGCTGCCGTTGGTAGCACCAGCACGGTGTTCGACATCGGCACCACATCGGGTACCCCAACGGAGTTCATCTCGTCGCTTGATGCTGATGGCATGACTGCTCCTGTGTACAACACGGGCACGCAGTTTGTTCAATCGGCTGGCACGACCACCATCAAAGGTGGCGCGCTTCCGGTTAAAGCCGTTGCTGCTGCTACGACTGTTTACCTCAAGCTCACCGATGCCGCTGTTGCGAGCCTCACGGCTGGTAAATGGGTTATCGGTATGCGTATCATGAACCTCGCTAAGTTTGCTTAAGCTAGGCTGAGTTCGTGTTAAAATTGGCCACCTCTTAATTGGGGTGGCCTTTTTGTTTTGCATGAACATCATCCATAAACCACATACCTACTCCAAAGAAGAAATTGATAACGAGCTTCTCAATCTCGTTAAGGAAAGTCTTGTTGAGGAAAAGGCCACAGAGTTTGAGCGTACCAATGTAGCTCGCGCACAAGCCTCTGTGATGAAGAATCACAAGAGCATTCCCGGTTTAGGGAAGTGCATAGGCGTTATGCCCGGACGCGAGTATTTTCGATTGGTCAAGAAGTATGGTTATGAAACAGTTCATAGTAAAGACTTCATGCGATTCTTCAACCGGAAGATGCCAGAACTCTCTCCTAACAAGGTATAATGCAAAACAAATCATATTCTGACCTGCTGACTCTTGTTCAAGCCCTATCGGGCGTTGATGCGTTCACCACGCTTGAACAGTCCAAGGTGCTGTCGATGGCCAATCGTCGTTTGTACGAAGCCTATGATTTTAGCCCTACTTGGCCACGTTACATCGTAGGGGCTCAGGTTAGGCCAGCCGTAAATAATCTCATTGCCCGTGAATACGACAATGTTGCTGGTATTCGCGCCTCTTCGTCTGCTAGTCGAATGGCAACAACGGTTACGATTGTCTGCACAGCCGCAGTGACATTTTCTTCCGGCATGAGTGTTACGATTAGCGGCCTTAGCGGTACAGTGACTCCGAACGGTACCTTTACGGTTACTGGCATTGAGACAACGAACGTGGAGAATGATACGTTCACCTACAGCCTCAGCTCCGGCGCAGGTTCCGAGACTTACAGTGGCACTGCTACCGTAGCTCCTGTTGCCATTGCTGACATTGCTGACTTCAACCGTATCTGGAACGCCAATCCGTTTAGCACTAACGGATTTTGCGAGTATGAGTTCTTTGTTGATAGCGATGGGGCAACCATCATCAACAATGCTACAAGCAATTTAGGCTTCTGGGTTGGTTACAAGAAGGAGTGGCCCGGCCCTTATACGGCTGCTTCCACGGATATTCCATTGGAGTTCTTCTATTACGCCGCCCATGCCACCTATGCCGACTTCTTGCGTATGGATGGTCAGGTTGACAAAGCCATTGCAGAAGAGCAAATTGCCATGAACTATCTCATGCTAGAGTTAAGCAAAGCTCAAAATCAGCGCAATAACAATGCTTTGTTTCGCCGCATTTCTACCTACGTTTCAACACAATCCCGTCAATGAATAATTCCCTCGTTGTTAATCTTTATCCCTCGCCAACTGGTGAAACGGACGAACGCCTTGCGGTTAGCACGGCGGTAGTTAGTCTCACTAATGCTTGGTCGTCTGCCAAAACTAAGTATGTCCTCATTGATATTCAGGGCGACGATGTGATGGTGACGTTTGATGGTAGCAATCCCAGCTCCACGAATGGCCATCTCTTTAAGAAACTTTCTGCTCCGTTCTTCTGGAACAAGAACACGGCTATGGCTGCTAAGTTCATTCGCTCTGCTTCTACGGACGCTTCGGTTCAGGCAACCCCTTTCACCGTCTAATTATGTCAAACTCACGCATAGTTAATGGCCCAATGCAGGTGCTTCCAGTTAGCGGAACATCCATGCGTACCCTTTCGGTTAGCAGCACAGCTACCAATTTTATCGTCGCGGCTCTCAATGCCAACACAAGCCATGTCTATTGGACACTGGCTGGTGCTGATATTCGCCTTACGATTGATGGTAGCACTCCAACCACTTCCGTTGGCCACATCTTCAAAGATGGTAATAGCGGCATCTGGAGTGCGGGCTGGGCTAAGAATGCCAAAGTTATTTCGGTTAGTGGTACTGGTGTTTTCACGATCAGCGAACTCAACTACATTTAATCATGTCCGGCATTTTTGACCAAATCATCAACTATTCTCCGCCTACTACCATTTCTGGAGGTGTTGACTATAAAGGTACATGGAATGCTTCGACTAATAGCCCAACGCTGTTAAGTCCTCCAAATTCTTCAACTAAGGGTTTTTACTACGTTGTTGATACGGCTGGAACACAGTTTTCAATTAACTTTGCTGTTGGCGACTGGATTATTAGCAATGGCACGGCTTGGGAGAAGGTGGACTTAACGGACGCTGTTTCCAGCGTGTTTGGTCGTACAGGAGCTGTTGTTGGGGCGAGCACCGATTATTCGTCTGTTGGTCTTACAGGAACAGCTATTGGGGCTTCTAGTCCATCTACGGGTGCTTTTACCACTGTTACGGCAAGCAGCACTATTGCGGCTACTGGTGCAGTGACTGGTAGCAATCTTAGTGGTACTCATAGCGGAACGTCTAGCGGTACAAATACAGGCGATCAGACCATCACACTTACAGGTGGTGTCACTGGTAGCGGTACAGGCTCATTTGCGGCTACCGTAGTTACCAATGCCAACCTCACTGGCGCGGTCACCTCAGTTGGCAACGCCACATCTCTCGGCTCTTTCTCCTCGGCCAATCTTGCGGCTGCGCTAACAGATGAAACAGGTAGCGGCGCGGCGGTATTTGCTACGAGTCCAACTCTAGTCACGCCAGCCCTTGGCACACCCTCAGCCATTGTGCTTACCAATGCCACCGGACTCCCGCTTACTACGGGTGTAACGGGTGTGCTCCCTATCGCTAACGGTGGCACTAATTCGTCGTCTGGCGTGCAAGCAACAGCTCGTTTAACGGGATATACGACTACGGCAACTGCTGCTGGAACTACTACGCTTACAAATACTAGCACTTGTTTTCAAACATTTACTGGCAGTTCCTCGCAAACTGTTGTTCTTCCAGTAACTAGTACACTAGAGGTGGGTTGGAAATTTGTTATAAATAATAGATCAACTGGTACATTAACAGTTAATTCTAGTGGAGCAAATATTGTTATTTCAATTGCATCAAATATAACGGCAACAATTGTTTGCATTGGAACTACGCTTACAACTGCTGCGGATTGGAATTATGAATTTTCTGGTTTTTTAACTAGATCGGGTACCGGAAATGTATTGCTTGGTACTGGCCCAAGCATGACCAGTCCAACTATAAGTGGAAGCACGACTTTAAGTGGAACTCCTATTTTTACTACGAGTAGTACAACCGATGCAATAGCTATTGGTAATACTGCTGGAACCGGAACAATAACTCTAGGTCGTTCAACCGCCAGTCAAACACTAGCCCTCGGCGGTGGCGTAACAGCATCCGGTAATACCAACACTATCCAGATCGGTACGGCTGGTGCGGCGGGTAGCACAACGGCTATCACCCTTGGCAGTGCGTCGGGTACGAGCAGCGTTGCGGTTAGCGGAACATTGAGCTCAAGTGGTCAAATTACTGCAAATGGTGGTGTTGCATTAGAGGGACAAACGCTGGCTTGGAATCAGGCCGGAGTTCGCTCATGGTCGATGACCACAGCCACAAGTTCTGGGAATATGTCCCTCAACTCTGGCGATACTTTAGGTACATTTCGGGTAAATATGCCTTTAGTGGTTTCTGGCAGTGTTTCCGATTCAATTGGAACAATGCGACAGATTCCACAGAACTCACAATCTGCGGCATATACACTTGTTTTGGCTGACGCTGGAAAACACATCCTACATCCATCGGCAGACACTACGGCTAGAATATTTACAATACCAGCAAACGGAAGCGTTGCTTATGCCATTGGAACAGCAATTACTTTTGTTAATCAAAATGCTGCTGGCGTTGTAACAATCGCAATTACTACCGATACAATGCGCTTGGCTGGTGCTGGTACAACTGGTTCTCGTACACTTGCCGCAAACGGAGTTGCCACTGCAATTAAAATTACTTCTACTGAGTGGATTATTTCTGGAACGGGACTTACCTAATATGAGTGCGGTAATGCAGCAAATGCTTTTGGGTGGAGCTGGAATCCAGTCCATCGTAGCAACTGGTGGAACAATCTCTACTTCTGGAGGTTTTCGGTATCATGAGTTCCTATCAAATGGAACATTTGCTGTTACATCGTGCCCTTCTGGAGCAGTAATAAATTATTGGGTAATTGGTGGCGGTGGTTCAGGCGGTGGTGAATCCAACGCATCAGGTGGTGTTGGTGGAGCTGGTGGTGGTGCTGGTGGCACCGTGTTTGTTAGCGGAGTAGCCATAAGCAATTCTACAAGTTTGGCTACATCACTAGGTTCTGGTGGATCTGGGGTAAATATAAATACTCATGGTGCTGATGGCGGAAATACGACTTTCAATGGAACCACTGCTTTTGGTGGTGGTGGCGGTGGCGCTCAATTCTCAAGCAGCACTGCTGGAAATAATGGTGGTTGCGGCGGTGGAAATTATACTGGTGGTACTAGAAGCACTGGTTCTCAAGGAGGTAACGGTGGTGTTGGTGTTGGAGGAACTGATTCCGGTGGTGGCGGTGGTCAATCCAGTCAAGGTGGTGATGGTACTGGAAGCACATCGGGTAATGGTGGCTCTGGCATTACTATTAACAGCGTAAACTATGCTGCTGGCGGTGGTGGTGGTGGAAATGGTGGTGTAACTCCGGGAGCTGCTGGTGGTGCGTCTGGTGGAGCTGGAAGCACATCAAGTGGAGGCTCTGGTGTTCGTGGTGGTGGCGGTGGTGGTGCGGGATGGACGGGTACATCAACAAGCGGTTCTGGAGGAACTGGAGCCGTTGTTGTACAATATGTTTATCCATGAGCGGCACCACAGACATTAATTGGCGTTCTTACGTTGGCCCACAGGACAACGGCAAGCTAGTTACGTCTGGGGACTGGCAAGCTCCAAGCGACCCAAAACAATGGGATGATCTTTTCAAGTGCAGCAATGTTACCAACCTTACAGCTCGCGGGTTAACCATTCCTTCCAGTCGTGAGGACTCGATTGACTGTGTGCGTGGCAGCAACTATTGTTTTCAATCCTGCACGGTAGAAGGTTCAACAACAGTTAAAGGTAGCATTGATGGATTGAGGCTTTCCAATTGTGTCATTTCTGGAACGGTGGAGCTGGGTCAGTATGACAACTACTGGACTAAAGACCGCGCTCCTACACGCAATGTATCTCTAGCCAACTGTTGTTCCCCTGATGGCAAGCCAATCCGTGTTAAGCTGTGGGATGCCGATATGCCCAATGTGATTGGAACTGATGTTAAAATCATCAAGATTCCAAAGTGGGTCTGGTTGCCATATTTCATCTTCCGTCGTCTCACCAACCCTAAAGTCGCATAAGCCATGTTTCCACTTGCTGAAATTCTAGGTATTGGTACAAAGCTCATTGATAAACTCATTCCTGACCCAGAGGCGAAGGCTAAGGCGCAGCTAGAACTTGCAACTCTCGCGCAGAATGGCGAGTTGGCGAAGATGAATGCTGACCTTGAAGCATATAAGACCGAACAGAACAATCTTACTGATCGGCTCAAGGCGGACATGTCTAGCGACAGTTGGATGTCTAAGAACATCAGGCCAATGACTTTAGCCGCAATACTCACTGGCTATTTTATCTTTGCGGGCATGAGTGCTTTTGGCTATAATGCTAACGAGTCGTATGTGTCTCTACTTGGTCAATGGGGTATGCTCATCATGTCGTTTTATTTTGGCGGCAGGACGTTGGAAAAGATCATGGAAATGAGGGCTAAGAAATGAGCGAAGAACCTGCTAAATCTGCGCTTATCGAAAAAGCAGCCTTTGCGGTGCTGCCCATTTTGTTCTCCTGCGTTGTCTATCTAATGTCGTCGCTGGCATCTATGTCGCATGATGTAACTATTTTGCGTCAACAAGTTAGTCTTGTGGTAACGAGCGACAACAAACAAGCGGTTAATACTGGAGCTGAACTAGCTCGTGAGAAGCTGCGTCAAGACCTTGAACGAGAAATTCAGCACAACCGCGACATGATTTCCGAGAATCGCACGAGCATTGCCATCCTTAACGAGCGTGTTGGAATACCCAAGAAATGAACTCGCATGAGAAAGATATTCTGGTAGCGGCCACCCCTACGGCAGCATCCCTCACTTTGAGCCAAATTAACAGCCTTGTCGGTATTATCGGCGGGCTCATTGGTATTGCCTACCTAATTTGGAAGTGGCGCAAAGAAGCCAATAGGGTCTAGAACACTGTTTCCTTGCGATTTAAGACCATTTGACGTATGAACCCACGTAATCTACCCTGCAACAGTCCAAGACGCGAGATAAAGGGCGGAAAAAAGAGCGTTGTCCGTGCCTGTGCCAATGGTCAGTCTAGGGTGATACGTTTTGGTGACGCCAACATGACGATCAAGAAAAGCCAACCCGCACGCAAGAAGTCCTATTGCGCTCGATCTAGCGGCATCAAAGGCACAACAAACAAGCTTTCAGCTAACTATTGGAGTCGCAAGGCTTGGTCGTGTTAAAATAGGCCCATGAGCGTTAAAGGCGAAAAGTATAAATCGAAGAAGCAAATGATGAAGCATGAGCGCGGCGAAAGCAAGCGGCAGCGCAAGATGGAATACGGCGACCCCAAGATGGGTTACGGTAAACGCAAGGCTTGCTAATCATGCCCCTTACCAAAAAGGGTAAGAAGATAAAGAAGGCCATGCTTGAAGAGTATGGCAAGAAGCGCGGCGAAGCCGTGTTCTACGCATCCCGCAACAAGGGCACAATAAAGGGCGTGGACTACAAGCGGCGCAAGGTATAATGGGCCAATGGCTCGTTATAATAGCTTCGGCGAAAAAGATAGTCAATTTAATGATGAGGTAGATGTTGGGTTTTCCCGCATCAATGCTCGGCTACGTCCCGATCAGCTAAAGACTGGCGAGTTGGCTGTGTCCATCAATGGACGCATGGATATTGACGGAGCTTGGCAACCACGCAAAGGAGCCAATGCTTTTGGGCCAGAGCTTGGTGATAGCAGCGAGGCGCTAATTGTTCCGTTCTACATCTGGACTAATCGCACCATTAGCAGTGCGACCCGTAGCACAACAACAATCACCATCACTACCTCGGTCAATCATGGATTTACGAGCAACACTTTGGTTGGCATTTACGGACTCACTGGTACGGTCAATCCTAACGGCAATCGCACGATCACCGTAACTGGACTAAATACGTTTACATTCACAATTGCGGGTTCTACTGGCAGCGAAACTTATTCGATTGGCGGCACCAACTACGCTGGGGCTCCGTTCATCAGCAGCAACATTAACAACGCCTATGGCTCTTGCTTGTTCTCTGACCCATCGGATGACAATGACGAATACTTCATCATTGCCCTGAACTCCAAGGCCATTGCCGTCAATTGCCTAACAGGAACATCAACCAACATTGCATACCCCAATGGCACGACCATTACGAGTGATGTTGAGCTAATTCAGGCTTTCAACAAGGTGTTCATCTTCCGCGATGGGCTTACCGCTCTTTCTTGGAATGGTACCTTTACCGGAACCCCAGCTTTTGCTAAAGTAGCCAATGGAACCTACGCAGCATCTACCTATTTTGATGCCGTAAACAACACATCCAGCACGGATGGCATCACAACGGTGAATGCTACGGCTCACGGGCTTTCTGTCGGCACTCAAATCTACGTCATTGATAACAAGAGCACGGACTTAATCGAGGGCGGGAATGGCTACACCATTGCTACGGTTCCAACCGCAAACAGCTTCACGTTCTACTCTTCTGCAAAAGACCACGGTAGTGACTCTTGCGTATTATCTGTGGCTCAATCCAAGGGTGTTGGATTTGTGCATATGCCCGCGCCGCCTTGGGGCGTCTATCATCAACGCCGTATCATCTGCCCCTATTTCTACACAAGTACTGGAACGTCAGGCAGTGAAACAATCACTAGCCGAAATGTCCGGGATGAGCTAATCTTCTCTGATGTTTTTGATTCAAATACTTATGACCATATTCAAAATCAGTTCAAAGTTACAGCGGGAATTGCGGACTATTTACAGTATGTTCATCCGTTCACTGACGACAATGCTGTGGTTTTCAACCGTAATAGCATTCATCTACTTAGCGGACTGTCAGGTGCTCTAACGGACATCACCCTTAAAGAAATTACACGCGAAGCCGGGCTGGTAGCCCGTCGTTCCGTCGTAACCATTGCCAATCAAATCTTCTTCCTTTCAGACAACGGTGTTTATGCAACAGCCTTCGGCGACCTTTATAACCTTCGCGGAGCGGGACTCCCATTGTCTGACCCAATTGACCCCATCATTCGCCAAATAAACAAGGCGTATGCTGACAAATCGGTAGCTATCTACCACAACAATAGGTATTACATCGCGGTTCCATTAGGCGCGTCCACCTACAACAATGCCATCCTCGTTTACAACCTGCTCAATCAAGGCTGGGAAAGCGTTGATTTAATCGAGCAAGAAGGCTGGGACGTAGCCAACTTCATCACCTCTGGTGCTAATGGTGTCAATCGCCTGTTTGTCGTCAATCGCTTTGGCGGCATCAATGAGCTGGAAGCTCGCGTGGATGATGTTGACAACATCTACACATTCCCGGGCCTACCCTCTGCTTTCTTCCACGTTGAATCGGAAGCCTTAACCCGCGAGTTCACCTTCCAAAGTCCAGAGCGCAAGAAGTTTAATAGCTTTGAAATCCATACGGAATCCAGCGAAAGCAATAACTCTGACGCTATGATTGATGCCGTGTCCGAAAACTTGGACAATGACTTTGAGCTTGGAACTATTTCTGGCATTCTAGGTGAAGTGCTTCCAGTGAGCGAAGACGCATCCTTGCGTGGTAGAATTGGCAACATTCGGGCCTACGGGATGCAACTTCGATATACTCCGACTGCTGGACGACCCAAGTTGCGTTTAGTAAAGCTCACAGCATCACCTACATTCAGAGCCTTAACACAAGCCTCATAACATGGCCATTCTATCTAAAGGAGCGACAATCGTTGCTGACACACAGGTTAGCGCAACCAACCTCAATAACTTGGTTGACGCTGCTACGTTTGCATCTGGTGCTGTTGATGGCACAACCACACAGCTTTCTGGTGGGGCCATCATTGTCAAAGATGGAGGCATTACTCCAGCCAAACTTAGCACAGGTGCTCCAAGCTGGACTACTGGTGGTGTTGTTTCTGCCACATCATTCTCCGGCCCTATTTCAGGCAACATTACAGCTAGCATTGCCGACATCACCCTTCTCGACTTGTCTCCAGAATTGGGCTATCCCACAAGCGGCACCATCACCCTCAACCTTGCGGCGGCTAGTAATGCCAAGATTGAGCTCGGTGGTAATAGCACTTTTGCCTTGTCCTCCATTGCTTCTGGCTACATCAACATTGTAGCGTTAAAGAACGCAACGGCTGGAACCATTACGACAACTTGGCCAGCTTGGACATCTGCTGGTGGTAGTTTCCCTGCTTCCTTAACAGCGGGTCAAGCTATGGTTGTAACACTCTATTCCTACGGCACAACCACAGCAAGCGTTTACGCAGTATCTTCCCTCTAATTTTATGGCTTTTAACCCACAGACAGGCGAGTATGAGCAGGATATGGTTGCCGATCCAACCAAAGCTCCTGCCGCCAACCCATTTGGTTTTGACCCCGGCCAAGCCACCCGTGACTATCTCGCTGGCGTAGCCAATCCTCAAACCCTTACAGCCCTGCTTGGTGCCGAGGCTGCGGCTCGTCCCCAGTTTGGTGCTCTTGGCCTTCAGGACATTGCTCAATATACAGGTGGTGCTGCTGCATTTGACCCGCAAGCATTTCTTGCTGCTCGTCCAGATATTCTGGCTAACTACCGCAACAGTCCACAGGATTATGGTGCAATTTATGGTAGCCTAGAAAACTACGCTAAAGCTGCGGCTGATGCGGAAGGACTCACTTCTCAGTTCACAGCCAAAACAGGCGGTTCCCTTGACCTGCTTAAACAAGCTGGCGGTGTTACAAGCGGTCTTGAGACAACGGCAAATACTGCCCTTCGTACTGCTGGCGCGGCAGATCTTGCCGCTTTAGCTCCTCAACTTGCGGCCACCTACAACCAGATTAACCCAGAGGTTCTTGGCAGTTTGCAACGAGCCCAAGCCTTGCAGGGTGGAACCGATCAGTATGCCGGGATGCGTAACGCCATCCAGAACGCTCAACAGTTTGGCAACCTTCAGTTCAATCCCGCTCAAGCCTCTTTGCTAGGTAATGCGCCACAAGTGGGTTTAGGTGGCTATAATGCCGCGCAAGCCGCTGCTCAAGGCTATCAGCCAACAATGGCGGCTGGTGGTATGCAGACAGAAGCCGAGCGTTTGGCCCGTGGTCAACTGGGTCAATCGCTTTACAATCAGGCTTTGCAAGCTGGCCCTAGCCAAGCTGCTCAACTTCTTGGTGGTCGTGCGGCAGAATTTGCCGCTAGCACAGGTCAGCTTTCTCCAGAAGAAATTCGTAACCTTCAGCAAGGAACCCGTGAAGCCTATGCTGCGCGTGGCATCGAGATGAGCAATCCAGCGATTGCTGCTGAAGCTGCGGCTCGTTCTGGTGCAATGCGTCAACGTCAAGCTGAAGACTTGGCTCAAGCCACAGCTCTCAATCAGGCTTACACCCAAGACCTTACAGCCAATCGTCAATTTGGTACTGGCCTTTATGGTCAGGATATTGGTTTGCAACAGGCCAACCAACAGGCTGCGCTTCAAGCTTCCCTTGCCAATCAACAGACGGGTCAACAATTCTCGTTGGCCAATCAAGCTGCGGCTAACCAAGCTGGTCAATTTGGAGCTACCGCTCAGAACCAAGCCAACCTTGCCAACCAAGCTGCTCTTAATCAGGCTCTTATGTTTGGGGCCGAGGCTGGCAATCAGGGTCAGCTTACGAATGCCCAGCTCCAAGCTCAGTATGCAATGACCAATCAAGGAGCCCAAAATCAATTTGCGCTCACCAATCAGGCTGCTGGGTTAGACCTTAATGCCCAGAACCGCTTGTTTGCCGCCAATCAGCAACAACAGAACATCTCCAACCTTGGCCTACTGGGTCAAGCTGGCACACAGGCTAGCGAGGCCAATCGTGCTTACGCCCTCAACCTAGCCCAAGGCTATCGTGGTGCTGCGTATGACCCAACGGCTATGCTGCTAGGCCAACAGAGCAATGCTCCTCAGGCCGCTGCTCAACAACAAGGCTACGCTCTGGACTTGGCTAAGACGTTTAACGCTCCCACCACTTACAATCCTGATACTGGCATCAACTTGGCGATGGCCAATCAAGCCAACATCACCAATAGGGACATTGCTCAACAATCTGCTGCCGCTCAATTGCAAGCCGCAAATACGGCTGCTTCTGCTACAAAAACTGCTGGTATTGCGGGCGGAGTTGGTTCATTGTTGGGCGGCGCAGCCGGTGTAGCCTTGGCTACAAAAGCAATTCCGGCTCTCGTCGCCTTTTAATGCAATATCAAAACAAGATAGATTATGCTCATGCCCTTATTGAGCAAACGCTAAAACGCGCCCAGAATCCAGCAATTATGTGTTCCTTTGGAAAGGATAGCATGGTTGTACTTGATTTAGTTCTCAGACATACGCGCGATATTCCTGTGATTTTCCACAGAGAGTCATTTCAACCGCATAGATATCGTTTTGCCAACAGCGTCATAGATAGCTTTAACCTAACTGTTTATGACTATCCGCCGTTAAATACTGAAATTCAAGAACATAACGGAGAAGTTGAGATAGTCAATTATTACTCAATAGGCAAACAAACCTGCATGGTTCCAACAGGGATTCGCGCACCACAGGTAGGAGAACAGTTTGTTTGTGGTCTAAAAGACATCTATCTCAAGCCAACTGGTTCATTCAAATACCCTTGGGACTTTGTTTTTCATGGGCATAAGAGCACGGATGTTGACCCAATTTACGGAAAGATTCCATTGAACTCCGACTTTGCGGTTAATCTTGAGAGTGCAAGCGCAGCGTTTCCTATCAGGATGTTTACGGATGAAGACCTCTGGCGATATACTGAGGAAAATAATGTTCCCATCCATCACACTCGATATGTGAAGGAGAATGGCAAGTGGAAGGAGCGCGAGGACAAGAGCATGAATCCAGACTACTTCTCGGCTTGTACTGCTTGCATGAACAAGTCTTCACCCAATTCCGTTCCGTGCCCAAAGATGGGCGGAGCCCTAGTAAGCAATGTTTCCGAGCAACTTCGGTGGGCTGCTAGAATAGACCCAGTTTACATGAGGCAGTAACAACACTTATTTTTATGATTGGAAGCACCGTAAATCCCGCACTAGGCCGCATTGATTACTCCCCTATCGTTCAGGGTGCCCAATCCGCTGCCCAAAGCATTCAAAATGCTGGTCAGGCAACTGGTCAAATGTATGCCAATTTAGGCAAACAAATCAACTCTGGTATTGAGCAATACCAGAAGAACAAGGAAGAGCGCGATTTTTTTGTTACAACCGTAACAAACAGAATTGGACAAATCGAAAAAGCCTATAATGATTTTAAGTTAAAACCCGATCTTTATGGCAAGGAATTTCCAGTTAAAGAAGATTTTTTTAAGAATCTTAAAATTGGAGATATTCCCAATATGACGATTGGTAAGCTCAAGTCTCTTGCTAATGAATATGACGGAATCTTGCAAGACACGCGCGGCGCTTTAGCTAAAGCCAATGCTATTCGTTCAGCCGAAAGGGACATTAAGGCAATTGCTGATAATAAGTTTTTCACTCAAGCTTATGCTGATGCTCAGGGGATGCAGATTCCAACTGGAGTTAGCACAAGCATTAAAGCAACATACCAGCCTCCAACACTAGAAGAAAAGCTTTCTAATCTTTCTCGCCTTAGTTATGGTAAAGCGGCAAAGGAAGGTGCCGTTATTTCTGGGGGCACATTTGATAGGCCCAATTTCAACACAGTTCCAGAAAGCATCAAAGATTTTATATTTGTTAATGCTCGCACGGGTGCTGCTGAACTCAGGAATGATAAGATTAGCGAATTTTCTAAGATTGCAGATCAAGCTATCAAACAAAAATTTGATTATGGTTCTAGCCTTGAAACCGGAACACGTCCCGACTTTAAGATTGAGTCGTTTGCTGGTGGCGTAGGCGGAGGATTCCGTAGAACACCAATTGAAAGGCCGATGACTGAAGCAGAAAAAGAAGCTACCAATAATCTCTACAAGTCAGCAGAAACTCAAGTTGCTAGAGTTAAAGAAACTCAAAAGGCTATTGATGAAGCAAGGGCATTTGTGCAGAAAGATGCTCAAGGCCCAACCCCTGCTGAGATTAAAATGTACGTCTCTAAAGACCCCAATCTCACTCCGCTTCAATCTGCATCGTTTGAATTGGTTACAAAGCCTGAGTTCCGTGATGCTACGGCTCAGGAAAAGACCGACAAGGTTCTTAGTAACTATATTAAACAAGGTGGAGAATTGTCTCCTGAGTTCTTATCCAAGGTTAAGGCTGCGTTCAAAACCGATATTGAAAAAACCGACATTGGTGGCGGCAAGATAGCTGTTACCTATGGTAATAACATTGCAGTTGTTGATACCAACAAGAAGAATGAACGTATTCCTCTTGGAGAAATTAAGAAATTTGAGCAAGATAACTATCAAGCCCTTCTAAATAAAGCAGTTACTACATATCCATCTTGGGATAGTGTTCCAGATCAAACTAAAGCATTGCTTGCCAGTCTTACGGCTGTTTATGGCCCCAAAGATATTTCTAGTATGACGGTATCCCCGCTTGTTGCTTTCAACAGTCGGCGTGAAGCACTTCGTGGCACGCCAGCTCCTGCTGCTCCAAGTCCAATTCTCTCCAAACCTATTTCTGCCGCATCCGGCTGGAGTATCGCTCGGTAACCTATGCAAATCACATCTCCTTCTGGTCGGGTCTATCAATGGAACAAGCCCACTGAACCAACCAAGGAAGATTGGGATGCTTTGCAGCAGTATGATGCTTCCTTAAGCAATGCAAAGCCTGAACAATCTAGCCTTGGCCAAACGGCTGCGGACATTGGTATTGAAACAGGATTAGGCATTGGTGGCCAAATTGCGGGTGCTGCTTTAGCTCCGCTTACTGGCGGCGCATCTGTTCCCGTGCTTGGCGGCGTAGGGGCTGGTATTGGCAATGTCCTTGTTCAAAAAGGACAAATCCAACGGGGTGAACGTCCTGATTTTTCATTTGGAGAGCTTGCTTCTGCTATTGGATTGGGCGCGATTCCCGGCGGTAAGGCAGCTAAAGCTGGCGGCAGTGTGCTCAAGACTATGGGTATGCGTGCAGCACAGGGTGCTGGCGTTGCTGGTGCTGGCGAGATTGCCAAGATTGCTATTGATGAACAAAGACTGCCAACAGCCGAAGAGTTTACAAAAGCATTAGCTGGTGGAGCGGTTACAGGTGGTGCGTTGGGTGCCCTAGAACAGTCCCTTACGACCCGTTTAACGAACAAGCCGCTGTTCCGCGAGCAACGGATAGGTAAAGACATAATTGATGCCTTAAAGGGCATTGACGGTGAAAAGAATGCCATTTCAGAAGAAGGCAGGGTTCTCATTGCTGAATTAGACAAGAAGCTTAGTGGTATTAAAGACCCCACTGTTCGTTCTGATTTAGACTTTAAGGTGAATCAAGTGCTTGGTGGTAAGCTCAATCAAACCAACATCCCTGAAGATTTTGCTAAGATAACTACTGCTTTACGCCAAACCATGGATGATGCAACTGGTCGCTTAAAAGACCTTGGAATCATTGAAAAGGACGGGGCTCTTTACAGCACATTAACTAATAACGAAGGTAGCTATCTTCGTCGTGCGTATAAAGTTTTTGCTGTTCCGGGATGGAAACCCAGCGAAACATCGTTTAATAAGTGGGTTACTCAGAATGTAGAGAACGATATGAGCAATTGGACTGGTCTTAAGACCAACAAGCTCCTTAGCATCAAAGACGCAAATGACCAGATTGCTGCTCAACGCGCAAAGCTCACCCAGAAATACATCAATCAAGCTAACGAACTTTTAGATAGGGATAATGCTACGGCATATTTAACTCAGGGCACAGTTTCAACCAATACTGGCATCTTCAAGAAGCGCAAGAACATTGATGCGGCTACCCGTGAATTGCTTGGTGAAATTCAAGACCCCGTGTTTGTTGCCAGCGATACCCTTGGTCGCATGACTGGAACCGAAGCTACCTACAAAGGACTTAGCAAAGTGAGGGATTTGGGATTGGCTTCTGGTATCTTTCGTAAAAACTCATCTATTCCCGGTGATGTAATGATTGCTCCTAAAGGCGATAAGTTCAATCCCCTAAGCGGATTGTGGACAAGTCCAGAGTTTAAGGATGAGTTTGATAAGTACACCACGAACGATCTTGGCCCCATTATGAGCAAGATGAGTGGACTTGCCTTGATATCTAGCGCAGCTAAAATTCCAAAAACTCTTTTCTCATTAAAGGGTTGGGCATCTAACGCATGGGGTGGCCCGCTGGATGTCATTGCACAAGGGCATGGATTGGAGTTACTGAAGAAAGACAACTACGTCCAAGCATTAAAAAATGCTGGTTATCAACTTGGGATGATTAAACCTGATGGTTCCGTCACTTCAAAAGAAGCAAACTACATTTACAAGGGAATGCTTAGGAAGGGACTGATAGAGCCTAATGTTCAATTTTCAGATTTTCTGCATACTTTTAATATTGCAGAAGGACAGACTAAAAATCCGTTACTTGCCAAGACTATGAGCAAGGCTAAGTCTGGGCTTAGTACACTAGGTAAGTTCTATTCCATGCCAGAAACATCTAGCAAAGTGTTTAACTTGGCTGGTGATTTACAGGATATGCGTGCAGCATTTCCAAATGAGTCCGCTGATGTGCTATTTGATAAAGCTGCTGAACGTACTCGCATGACAACGAGTGGATATTCTAATCTTCCAAAAGCCATTCGCGACCTATCTGGTGTTGGATTTCTTGACCCGTTTGTAGCCTATACTGCTGACCGTTTCCGTGTTGTTTACAACACCTACAAACTAGCGTTGCAAGACATCAATAGCGGTAATGCCGTTTTGCGTAAGGCTGGTGCTAAACGCATGGCAGCTATGACAACAACCTTGGGTGCTGCTGGTGCATTGGGCATGAACATCCATCTATCAAAAGAAGAAGAATCGGCGGTTAGAAACCGTATGCCAGAGTGGGACAAAGACGGGTTCCTTTACATTGATAAGAAGGATGATGGCTCCTACACCTATACCAACCTTAATTACAACATTCCGCACACTATTGTGATGGAGGCTGCATTTGCTGCTCTTAATCAAGAGAATCCGCAGGATGCCATGAAGAAGTTCATCTCTGTTGCAAGCAAACAAGCCTTTGGACAGAACTTGCTTCTTGCTCCATTGACGGAAGTTTACACGGGCAAGACAGCTCGCGGCATTCCAATTAGCAGCGAAAACGACCCTGACTACAAACAATTTGCTGACAAGTCCATCTACTTCTTGGACAGCGCATTTACACCGCTTGTTATTAAGGAAATCAACAAGGGCTATCGCGCTCTTAAAACTGAAGAAGCTGGTGTTAAACCAACGAGCCCCAATGCTCCTAAGATTCAAGACATCCTGCTATCCAATCTTGGCGGTATCCGTATTCAACGTGTCAATCCTAAGGAGCAGATGAAGTTTCAGGCTGCTGGATTCTCCCGCGATTTGGTCAACGATCAGATTGCTTTCTCGTCTGAGAAGCGTCGAGCCATTGACCCAGCCGAGACAGCTAAGGCTTTTGAGCGATTCTCTGGTCGTTATCAATCTACCTACGACAAGGTTGCTGGCGTGGTTAATGACGCTCGCATCCTCGGACTGTCAGATGATGAGATTGCCAAGACGCTTAAGGATGGCCGTGTTCCAACTACCATTGCACTTGCTGCGATTAACGGAACTTACGTTCCGCCTGAGCCCGACAACGAGAACTCTCCCAAGATGCTTTACGAGAAGATTCAGGCATTGCCCAAGGGTGAGCAGGAGCGGGCTCTACGTCAGCTCATTACACAAAAGCCTGACATTGGTAAGAGCCTAGTGTCTCGCTTCAGGCAGGACGTTAGAAACGAAGCACTCAACATTGGCGAAGTGGACAAGCTGCTGCTGTCTCAGTCGGCTGAGGATGGAGAACGGGCTACGTTCATCAATCGTAAGCTGGCTACAATTCAGGAAGACTACCAAAAGAAAATCTATCTGAATGACTTGCGTAAGAAGAAGATTCTAACGCCGCAAGTTGAGGTTCAGATGATTGCTTACAAGTAGGCCTAGTCTTCTACCTTTTCTGCGCCAGACATTCCTTCTGGCAGGAAGAACCTAAGTCCGCAGTTGATTCCTCCCACAATCTCGCACAGATAAGCACCATCCTGTGCTTTTTGTGAAACGTAACGCCATTTGGACTTGTTGGAAATCCCAAATTGTGAACCACCTTCATCTATCGTAATGATGAAAACATTGGGTGGTTCATTTTTGAACCAGTAGAGCGGGTCAATGGGGGATGAGGCGGGAGTCATAATTGCGAGAGGGGCTCAAACCCTCATCCTCAGGATAGCCCCCGTTTCGTCAAGCAGGTAGCCCTGAAATGCTATTCTTTGCACCATCGCAAAATTATTTCTTACGCCATTCAACGTAATCATTGTAAGCTGTCTGGCTAATCTTGTAATAGCGGCCACATTCCTTGCACTTCATCATGTAGGACAGTGTTCCTGCCGCGCTAATGTTCTTCCTGTTAACCACTACGTTGCTACTACCATCCACAGGGCAAGTCCACTTATCGTTGCCAGAAGCTACGCCAGCATGGGTTTTGTGGGGCAGGTAGTATTCCATCTTCTTCCAGACCTCCTGAAGCAGCTCTACGTCCTTGGCGCAATAGACGCACATTTGATTCATGGCCTTAATATTCTTCTCAAGGACAATCTTCTTCCAAAGGCCAAACTCGGTCTTTATCTTGCCGCCTAAGCCTAGATACTTGGCAATGTAGTCGAGCTTGTTGGAGTTGAAGAGGAACTTGCTACGCGCCCATTTGAGGGTGTCAATGGTGCGGTATTGGGGCATGGGGTCTAGGCCGTGAAAGATGGCACGGGCGCGAATCCACGGCATATCAAACTTGTCTCCATTGTGGAAAACAATCTCGTCAGCTTGGTTAGCCACCTTGATGAACTCTTGCAGGAGCTTCTTGTCGCATTGGTTGCTGTCCCAACGTAGCACTTTGGCTTTCTTTTGGTGCTCCCATTTGTAACCAATACAAATGATGGCTCGCTCCTTGAGGATGTTGTCATTGTCGATGCGGATGTCATAGCCCACGCGCCATGAAAGCACGACATTGGGAGACGTTTCAATGTCCGCGAACAGGCGGTTAATGCGAGGTTTCATTCTTGGCTTTCGATTGTGTGGGAAATTCCCACCGCAGAAAATATAATGCAGCAAGATAGTAACATGAAGCCAGCTCCAACGATCATGTGAATATCCTGTTTGATAACACCTGCAACTGTGCAAGCGGCGAATACGGGGACGAGTAGTGCGATCATTTGTTTTTCTTCCTTATCTCTCGCTCTTCAGCGGTTTTG